CGAACATCATTCTCGTCGTGCGGGACGATGAGACCATCCGGAGATGCGCCTAGGAAAGAGTGAACAGGATGCTGTACGCAAGAGACGTCATAGATTTTGCACTTAGTCTCCTCCTCGTAGATCTTCTTTGCTACCGGCTCGAATCGCGTGCCCCAGAGAAGTGGCGCGATCGGCGGTCCATCACCCTGCGGGCGTGGTTCTAGTTTTCGCATCATGACCTCTCGTCGCGATGCCTCACTGCCGAAGATTTGATATACCTCCGAAGCTGTGATCATCTCCGACCGTTTCGCATGCCAAGCGTCCGTGCGCTGGTCATTCTCTCCATAAAGGCGAAGGACGCGCTCAAAACACCGGTCACGCTGCCAGAGTCGTCCAACTTCGCCCATCATGAGACGTCCCGCCATCGGATAGAGAACACGCTTTAGAACTCCAAACCGAAGACTGGGTTGGAGAGAGCAGCAATACAGCGCAAACTGGCGAACGCGCCGATTCAGCGATGTGTACGGGCGATTGTCCAGAAGCCACTGTGTGAGGCGCTCTTCGAGAACTGCGAGGGACTCTCGAGACATGTACGGTCGGCGTTCATCGATGGCTTCTCGAAACTCGTCGTACGTCGGAACCGCGGTACCCGCGAGAATGCGCGTTTCCGACAAGAGAGCTTCCTTCATTGTATCCACGATGCTATGAAGTTCTTGTGTGAATGGTTCAATTTGTTCGAGGGGTGTGCCAAGATTGGGATAGAGAGCTGCCATTGCTTTCTCTCCTCATGACAAGCGAAAACCCATTTTCAATGAATAGTTCTGGTTTTATCATGGAGACGATTCAGAGCAAGGAGCAGTGGGTTCTGCATCGCCTCGAAGCCTGCTATTCAGATCCCATCGTTCTCGAGCGCGTCCGCAAGATCCTTGCAAGTGAGTCTCGCATCAGCCTTCGACTGATTGATTGGCTCGTTACCAATTATGCGAAGAAGCACAATGTCTCGTACATTACGAAAAACACCAATCGTCATGTGATCATCTACCTGACATACAAGGCGCACCTCAAGGCGTACAGTAAGAAGATGTTTGACCCCTTCTGCCGGTCTAAACGTATTCAGTTCATGGGACTGGACACCACTGTGGGTCAGCTGAACTTCTTTGCGTGGGTCATCCAGGATGAGGTACTGGATTATCTGGAGGAGAACTATGATGCAGTCCACGCCGACATGGAGGAGTGCTCGACGGTCGTGCGTCCGAAGGAGGGACGCAAGCGGCAGGAGCTGTCGCGCAGCGCCACGAAGACCGTGTGCCTTCACGCGGTTACGGTAAAGGTGTCCTTCGACTAATCTCATACAAAAACAACATGTATTCGATTCTGAACCCAAAGGTTGTCTACCAAGACATCAATACCGACATTTCCGAGCACGACATCGACGTCGTCTCGGACCTGTGGGACATGGACGGGCGAGAGGTCTACCGCGGCTCACGAGATCCGCGATACACACATGCGTCTGTCTATTGGCTGTACGACGAAGACCTGCGGAGGGTTGGTCTCGTTGAGCACAGCAAAGAAGACCACGCGCTGTTCTACATTCTCTGGTTCAAGGACAACGACTTTGGAACAATCTTCCAAGAGGACGACTGGGATTGCCCGGGCGACATCTGGTCGAAGCTTCCTGCTCATGTATTTGAAAAGTTCCTTGCTGAGGGATGGACGAAGCCAATGTCTTTCCTTGAGCACTGCCTCTCTGGCGATGTTCGGGTCGTTACGCCCGAAATGGTGCTTGGGAGGCTACCGCTTGTGTACGAATGCAAAAAGTGTGGGCTTTTGTCTTTGAAGTCGAGTCCGTGCGCGACGTCTCGTGTTTTAGATTTTCCGAATCCTAAGACTACCTATTTTGTAGACGATGACATGCTCGTCTATGTTCCACCCCCCGATTCATCTGTGTGGAAGCACCTTAGTGTGCGACCTGACGACGGCGGTTCTTCGAAACCGGAGCCGGAGCCGGAGGAGCCGAAGGAGCAATCGAGTCCTCCTCAAGCTCCTCAGCCGTAGGGATGTGCAGGTTCAGCGCAGGGGGAGCCTCACCGTTGCCCGCAGGAGTCGGTGCCGGTGCCGGAACCTCGGTGACACCACCATCATCCTCCTCGAGCTCATCTGCGAAGACCTGTGCAGCCGTCAGACGCTGCGGCGGAGAGACCCGCGCGAACGAGACACGCCAGGTCACACCGAAGCCCTGACCAGAGACATACACCGAGGGCGTGACGACGACAGACGCCTCAACGCGCTTCGGGAAGATCTCCTGGATGTTGTCGACGGTGACATCAACTGCCTTGCCGGTGGAGTCGACGACGTCCATTGCAACCCGACCGTCGTAGACCGGAACCTTCATCCGGAGAGACGGCGGATACTTGCCAGTCGGGACCCACTCGCCATTGACCTTCTCCACGCTCGGGCTGATCGACTGCTTCATGACATCCTGGAGGACGTCGCGAGAGCGAGCCTTGCCGAACCACTTGGAGCTGTTGGTCGTAGCCGTCTCGAGCAGGCGAGACGTGATGTCGAGCAGGAAGTTGTAGAGGGAACCGAGCTCACCAGACTCGGCGCCTGCGCGCTCCTTGACGAACGGGTCGCAACCCTTGAGCGTCGCCATCAGCGTGTAGTTGGTACCATTCTCAGACTCGCGGACAGCGACACCCATTGGGTAGGAGATCTTCGGAAGCCGAATCATGAGGCTCTGACCATTGTACTTGATCGGAACAGTCTTGCCGCCCGCCTTGTTCTGGCGGATCTCGCCGAAGGTGACCTTGGAGATGTCGAGGTTGGAGACAGAGACGATCGCGTTGGTAGCCATTGTGTAGTGTTGTACTGTATACTTCCAGGCAATCTGTAGATTCGTTTTGCGTGAATGTTTTCGCTTTCAAGAAAGAGTCTTGGTCAAAACAAAGAGCGCATGATACGATGTGCGTCGGTTCGAAAGAAGGGTTCCACTGATCAATGTACGGCAAATGCATTGAAAAATCACAACCTATGCGGACGACACGCGCGATGTAAGGTTCCGGTGCTCTGGACGGTTGCGAACGCGTCAAAGGAAACGAGTGTTTGCAAGATTCAGGCTCTTGTCCGGGGGTGGCTTCTGCGCAAACGTCTAGAACTTGGAGGTCCAGGTGTTCTATGCCGAAAGAACCTCGCGAATAACGAGGAACTTATGACAGGAGACGAGAACATCCATCCGTTTGACTACTTCGCATATGAGGAGGATGGTCGGATTTGGTGGTTTTCATTCAACACCATCTGGCGTTGGTGCGCACAGAAGGAGTCCCCTGACAATCCGTATACGCGCAATCGAATTCCCACCGACGTTCGCAAGCGTATTCACGCAGGTTGGGCATATCGTCAGCGCCATCGGATTCCTCTTCCCGAGGAGTCTAATATATTTGGCGAGAGACTGCGAACCCGCTGGACGATTCTTTCTCACATCTTCGAGGACTACGGATATGGCGACATTCCCGTCAACATGTTCATGCGGATGACAGCAGCCGAGTTCTCCTACATGTTCACGCTTTTGCATACCGATATTCGTGCGACTGTTTCCGACAAGGAGGCATGGAAGCAGACCGCTGTGCGATTCTGCAATCGAGCGATCATGACAGCGCGGTCTCTTTCGACCCCGCATTATATCATGCAATCTGTCTATACGCTCATGCTTATCATGATGAAACCGAAGGACCCACACGCGGTTGCCTTCATGGTGCTCTCGGCAATCCATCGCTGCTAAAACGAATGCGGTTTGTACAAGAGTTCTAGAACCGTACCATGAACATATTCTATCTTCACGCGATTGCGAGCAAGGCCGCGGAGTATCATTGCGACAAGCATGTCGTAAAGATGATCCTCGAAACTGCACAGCTTCTATATTCTGCGCACTGGGAACTTGCCCCAACGGGACTTCCCGAGGGTGCCTATCGCAAAACACATGTCAATCACCCGTGTGCCATCTGGGTCCGCGAGAGCCTGTCGAATTATCGCTGGCTTGCGGATCTCGGGTACTGGCTCTGCCGGGAGTACCGCTTTCGATACGGGAACAAGACCCACAAGACCGAGGCACACATTCTCTGGCTACGCGCAAATCATCCTGCAGGAATCGTCGACATTGGTGCGACACCACCGCGGCAGGCGATGCCCGACGAGTACAAACACCCCGATCCGGTCACAGCATACCGCATCTACTATGTCGAGAACAAGCTGATGCTGCGTGGGATTGTCAAATACACTCGGCGAAAGTATCCTAGCTTCCTATCAAATGGCGCGGTATCTTACTGCTGCCCAACTTGAGGTTGGAAAATACTACAAGATAGAGAAGCCGTATACTTGGTTTGACGAAGATGACGAGGGAAACCGAGTGGGAGCTCCTCATCGCGGACTCCACACATTCATTGGAAAACTCACAAGAGGACCGCCAAATCTCCTCTTTACCGATATACTCCCTCGTGGAAACGCATTGGTTGCATTGAGAGCACCGCTGACGACAACGCCTATCGATATGGCAGATCCCGACGATGAGTCCACACGCGTATCCTTTGCCTCGAAAGAACTCGTCGTATCCAAAGCCCTGTCCGGTGTTCCCGAGGATCCGTCAAAGAAGATTCGAGGGTTTCTGGGTGGGAAGAAGCGGAAGACTCGGCGCAGAGGCAAGAAAACACTGCGTAGAAAGTAAATGGTGAGTCGGGAAGTCCCTCTGTCGCTCCTGTCGGGAATCGGGTTCAAGCTGACGAACAAGGACAAGAAGACCTGGGCGATGT